GTAAAGAACATGATATTATCGTTATATCAAAAAGCGGTACAGTTGGTGAAATTATTGAAGTGCAAGGTTTACGTATTGCTTTACCAAAAGTGCCAACCAAAGTGCATGTGCACAACAAGCATAAGTGGCAAAGAATAGATTACCCAAAAGAACTAGCAAGACTTAAAAATATATTTGACTGGAGATCTTATCCTGAAGAACATAAAGATCAATGGTTTGATTACATAGACGAGGAGTTTAAAAGAAGAGATGAGGGGTTTTGGTTTAACAATAATGGTAAGCCAACTTATATAACTGGTAGCCATTATATGTATCTACAATGGAGCAAAATAGATGTAGGCGCTCCTGACTTTAGAGAAGCTAACAGGATATTTTATATATTTTGGGAAGCTTGTAAAGCTGATAAAAGATGTTACGGTATGTGCTATCTTAAAAATCGTAGGTCTGGATTTTCTTTCATGTCTTCAGCTGAAACAGTTAACTTAGCTACTATATCAAGTGATAGTAGATATGGTATATTATCAAAAAGTGGTGCAGATGCTAAAAAAATGTTTACAGACAAAGTTGTTCCAATATCAGTCAACTATCCTTTCTTTTTTAAACCGATTCAAGATGGTATGGATAGACCTAAGTCTGAGCTTGCTTATAGGGTTCCTGCAAGTAAGTTCACGCGTAAAAAGATTACTGCAAACGAACAGCAGGAAGACTTGGTTGGACTTGATACTACTATTGATTGGAAAAATACAGGTGATAACAGTTATGACGGAGAAAAACTTACACTGTTAGTACACGACGAAAGTGGTAAATGGGAAAGACCTGATAATATATTAAACAACTGGCGTGTTACAAAAACATGTTTAAGACTAGGTAGTAGAATAGTAGGTAAATGCATGATGGGCTCAACTTCCAACGCCCTTGACAAAGGTGGAGATAACTTTAAAAAACTATACTATGATTCTGATGCCACAAGACGAAATCGTAATGGACAAACAAAGTCTGGCCTTTATTCTCTCTTTATCCCAATGGAGTGGAACTACGAAGGATTTATTGATGAATACGGAAATCCAATCTTTAATAATCCAAGTAATGATGTATACGGACCTGACGGAGAATTAATTGATTATGGAATAATAGACCATTGGCAAAACGAGGCTGACGGTTTAAAACAAGATCAAGACGCTTTAAATGAATTTTACAGACAGTTTCCACGTACTGAAGAACACGCATTTAGAGATGAAACAAAAAATAGTATATTTAACTTAGTTAAACTATACGAGCAAATAGATTATAATGAAGAAGTAAAACCAGCTTTAAGCGTTGGTAATTTTCAATGGGTTAATGGGGTGAAAGACACACAGGTTATATTTTACCCAGATCCAAAAGGTAGATTTAAAATAAGTTGGGTACCACCAACTAATTTGCAAAATAGAATAGCAATAAAAAACGGTATAAAATATCCTGGTAATGAGCATTTAGGCGCTTTTGGTTGTGATAGTTACGATATATCAGGAACTGTAGATGGTAAAGGCTCTAAAGGATCTCTACATGGGCTAACTAAATTTACTATGGAAGAAGCACCGCCTAATCACTTTTTTTTAGAATATTTAGCTAGACCACAAACAGCTGATATATTTTTTGAAGATGTGCTTATGGCTTTAGTATTTTATGGTATGCCAATGCTTGCAGAAAACAACAAGCCACGTTTACTATATTATTTAAGACGTAGAGGTTATAGGGGTTATAGCATGAATAGACCTGATAGAATATGGAATAAATTATCTACAGCTGAAAAAGAAATAGGTGGTATACCAAACTCAAGTGAAGATATAAAGCAAGCGCATGCTGCCGCAATTGAAATGTATATACAAGGTCATGTTGGCCTAATGCAAACAGGTAATCACGGTAGTATGTATTTTAATAGAACTTTAAATGATTGGGCAAAGTTTGATATAAACAAACGTACAAAATTTGATGCTTCTATTAGCAGTGGATTAGCAATAATGGCTTGTAATAGGCATTTATATAAGCCTAATCCAAATATAGAAAAACAAAAATTAAACATAAATATAGCTAGATATAAAAATGATGGCTATAGTTCTAAAATAATAAAATAAATATATGGCAGAGTCTGTTATAAAAGGTTATTTTCCAAGTCAAGTAGTAAGTGATGCTGAAAAATTAAGTTATGATTATGGTTTAAAAGTTGCTAGAGCAATTGAAACAGAGTGGTTTTACAATGATTATAATCAAGCTAGATATACTACTAATAAAAATAATTTTCATAATTTAAGGTTGTACGCAAGAGGTGAACAGCCAATACAAAAATATAAAGATGAATTATCTATAAACGGTGATTTATCTTATTTAAATTTAGACTGGAAACCAGTGCCTATTATACCTAAGTTTGTCGATATAGTTGTAAATGGTTTAACCGATCGTATGTACGATATTAAGGCTTTTTCTCAAGATCCTTTTAGTGTAGAAGAAAGAACTAATTATATGCAGTCTTTAATGACTGATATGCAAACAAAAGAATTAACAAACTTTGCTGAGCAAGCTTTTGGCGTGCAATTAACACAAAACGATCCTAAAGAATTACCGCAAAGTGATGAAGAGTTAATGTTGCACATGCAATTAACTTACAAGCAGTCTATTGAATTAGCGGAAGAACAAGCTATAAAAACTTTAATGGAAGGTAATAATTACGATTTAATATCAAAACGTTTTTATTATGATTTAACTGTTTTAGGTATTGGCGCTGTAAAAACAGAATTTAACACATCAGAAGGTGTAACTATTAATTACGTTGACCCTGCTGATTTAGTTTACTCTTACACAGAATCTCCATATTTTGACGACATCTACTACGTTGGTGAAGTTAAAGAAGTTCCTATAAACGAACTTGTAAAACAATTTCCATTTTTAGAGCAAGATGATTTAGAAGATATAGTAAAAAACAAAAGCTATCATCAAATAAATTATAATCAAGGCTCTACACAATACAAAGAAATAGACGCAAATAAAGTTCAGGTTTTATATTTTAATTATAAAACATATATGAACGAGGTTTACAAAGTAAAAGAAATAGGTAGTGGCGCAGAAAAAGCTATAGAAAAAGACGACACGTTTGATCCACCAGCAGAAAAAGAAGGTAATTTTCAAAGACTACAAAGAAGTATAGAAGTTTTATACGAAGGCGCTTTAATTCTTGGCAGTGATAGACTTTTAAAATGGGAAATGTCAAAAAATATGATGAGGCCTAAAAGCGATTACACTAAAGTAAAAATGAATTATAGTATTGTAGCGCCTCGTTTATATAAAGGCAAAATAGAAAGTTTAGTTAGACGTATTACTGGTTTTGCTGACATGATACAGCTTACACACTTAAAACTACAACAAGTAATGGCTCGTATGGTGCCAGACGGTGTTTATTTAGATGCTGATGGATTAGCAGAGGTTGATTTAGGTAATGGTACAAATTATAATCCACAAGAAGCTTTAAATATGTTTTTCCAAACTGGTTCGGTAATTGGTAGATCATTAACTTCTGAAGGTGATATGAATCCAGGCAAAGTACCAATACAAGAAATAACAAGTGGTAGTGGTGGTAACAAAATACAAGCATTAATAACTAATTATAATTATTATATGCAAATGATAAGGGATGTGACCGGTCTTAATGAAGCTAGAGATGGTAGCACACCAGATAAAAACGCTTTAGTTGGAGTGCAGAAGTTAGCTGCCGCTAACTCTAACACAGCAACAAGACATATATTACAGTCTGGATTATTTTTAACAGCAGAAACTGCTGAATCATTGTCATTAAGAATATCTGATATTATAGAATATTCACCAACAAAAGATGCTTTTATACAAGCAATAGGCGTGCATAACGTTGCTACATTAGAAGAAATACAACATTTGCACTTACACGACTTTGGTATATTTATAGAACTAGCGCCTGATGAAGAAGAAAAAGCTTTACTTGAAAACAACATACAAGTTGCTTTAGCTCAACAGTTAATAGATTTATCAGATGCTATTGATATTAGAGAAATTAAAAATTTAAAATTAGCTAATCAACTTTTAAAAATACGTAGAAAACAAAAGTTTGAAAGAGATCAAGCAGCTCAAAAGGCTAATATACAAGCTCAGGCTCAGGCCAATGCACAAGCTCAACAAGTAGCAGCTCAAGCTGAAATGCAAAAAAATCAAGCTCAAATGCAAATGCAAGCTCAACTAGCGCAAACAAAAGCTGGTTTAGAAGCGCAGCAATCAAATTTAGATTTTAATCATAAAAAACAATTAATGCAATTAGAGTTTCAAATGCAAAGAGGGTTAAAGAGCATGGAAGTTCAAGGTGTAACAAATAGAGAAAAAACAAGAGAAGATCGTAAAGATGAAAGAACAAGAATACAAGCTTCTCAACAAAGTGAGTTAATAGAACAAAGAAAAGGTGCTAAACAACCTAAAAACTTTGAATCCGCAAGTAATAGTATATTTAGCGGTATTAACTAAATACATTTATTAATTATTATTATATTATATTATGGAAGAAAATAAAGAAGTAGTTGAAGAAACTACACAAGAAACTGTAAATACAGTTGATGAAACTAAATTTGATAGCGCTGGAGATGATAGTGTTATCAAAGTAGATTTAAAAAATCCACCAAAAAAACAAGAAGATGCCGTTCAGAAGCAAAGCACAGATGAGGTTCCTGTACGCGACGAATCCGAAACTAGCGGAAAGGTTCAGGAGCAAAACGAAAAAGTCGTTGAAGAAATTACCGGAGAAGATAAAGAAAAAGTCTCCGAAGAAGTTTCTAATGAACAACCCGTTATTGAAGAAATTACTGATGAAAAAATAGAAGAGCAAACAGAAGAATTAGTTGAAGAAACTAAAGAAGCTATAGCTGAAGCTAAAGAAACAGGTAAAGAACTTCCAGAAAACATACAAAAGTTGATCGACTTTATGGAAGAAACAGGTGGTGATGTAGAAGACTATGTTAGATTAAATCAAGATTATACTAAGTTTGATGACAATACTGTTTTAAGAGAGTATTATAGACAAACAAAAAAACATTTAACTGACGATGAAATTAGTTTTTTAATGGAAGATTCATTTTCTTACAATGAAGAAGAAGATGAGCCAAGAGAAATAAAAAGAAAAAAATTAGCGTTAAAAGAGCAAGTTGCCAGCGCTAGAGACCACTTGGACGGTCAAAAGTCCAAATACTATGAAGAAATTAAAGCTGGGTCAAAGTTGACTCAAGAACAACAAAAAGCTGTTGATTTCTTTAATAGATACAACAAAGAATCAGAAGAGAATCAAAAAGTTGTAGAACAACAAACTAAAACTTTTAAATTAAAATCTGACAATTTATTTAATAAAAACTTTAAAGGTTTTGAATATAATGTTGGAGATAAAAGATATAGGTTTAATGTTAAAAATACAAACGAGGTAAAAGAAACTCAAAGCGACATTAATAATTTTGTCAAGAAGTTCTTGAACAAGAACAATGAAATGGAAGATGCTGCGGGTTATCACAAATCTTTGTTTACAGCAATGAACGCTGATGCTGTTGCTAAACACTTCTACGAGCAAGGTAAAGCTGATGCTTTAAAAGAAAGCATTGCTAAATCTAAAAACGTTGATATGAATCCAAGACAAGCTTTTGGTGAAGTACAAGCTGGAGGTATGAAAGTAAAAGTATTAGGTGATAACTCTAATGATTTTAAGTTTAAAATTAAAAATAAATAACAAATTTAAAATTACAAAATTATGGCAATTACTGCAGGAAGTAATTTGAACAGTGTAACTGCATCAGTGCAACAAACACTAGCTTCAAATTACATCGATTTTACAAGTGCTGACACCGCAGGGTGGGCACAACAATATTTACCAGATCTTATGGAGAAAGAAGCTGAAGTTTTTGGAAACAGAACTATCTCAGGTTTCTTATCACAAGTAGGAGCTGAAG